ACAGATTAGCTGCAAGATACACAAGAGCTCTTGCAAGATCTATGTCAAACACGAAGCAAGTTAAAGCTGCTAATGTGTTAAACAATGCACAAGTAACAACTGTTACTGGTGGTGACGGTGTTTCATTAATTAATGCATCACACCCACTAGCAACTGGCGGCACTTTTGCAAACGTTTTAGCAACAGCTGCAGATCTTAACGAAACTTCTTTAGAGCAATCGTTAATCGATATCGCTGGATTCGTAGATGAAAGAGGATTAAGAATCGCTGCTCAAGGTAGAAAAATGATAATTCCAAAAGAATTACAATTTACTGCTGAGAGACTGATGAAATCTCCTCAAAGAACTGCGACTGCAGATAATGATATCAATGCAATTGCAAGTATGGGTATGGTACCAGAAGGTTATTCAGTGAATAACTTTTTAACTGATACTGACTCATTCTTCTTATTGACTGACGTACCTAACGGCCTAAAACACTTTGTTAGATCGCCAATCAAAACTGCGATTGAGGGAGACTTCGATACTGGAAACGTAAGATTCAAAGCTAGAGAAAGATATTCTTTTGGATTCTCAGATCCAAGATGTATTTTTGGTAACGGAAATTTACCAACTAGCTAATACTAATTAACAGTATTACTAATTAGGGGCGGTGTTCACATCGCCCCTTTTTTTATGTAAATTAAATTAAATGTCCGTTTTTAAAGAATACAATTTAAACACCTCCCTTAAACAAAAAGATTATGAAAACAAAGCAATAGAATATTTAAAAAAATATCCTTGTTGTGATAAAAAAAATTGTACTCACCCTCCATTACAAAGTGATAATAACTTATGGAAACATAAAGATTTTAGTGCATTAGCAGGAAAAATAGCTTCTATTATTTTTAAAAATTATAATAAAATATTTGACTTGCAAATGAGAATGTGGGTATATTTTCAAGAAAAAGACACATCTTTAAATACTTTTAAATGGCACAATCATTATAGGGGTAAAACAAAAGAAGAATTTTCATTTATTATATATTTATCTGATACAGATATTGGGACTATTTTTAAGGTTGATAAAAAATTAATAACATTAAAACCAAAAAAAAATATTTTATATGCTTGGGAATCAAAATATGAACATTCTCCAGAACTCGGTAAACATCCCAAAAACAGAGTTGTTATAGCTGGAGATTGTCTTCTAGAGTAGTATTCACATCACCCATTTTATTATGTATAATGGAAAGACCTAGAAAATAATTATTATGTAGACTGACTAGGCAGACGGTATAGAGACTACATAATCAACGCTATACAAAGGAGAAAATTATGGCAGGAACACACTTTACAAACCCAGTAATGTTTGCTGGTTTGAATAATAATAAAAAATGGTTTAAAGATTTACCAGTAGATAACAACCCTAACTATGTATGTTATAAAGATGATTTTATTTATAACACACTTCCTTCATCTGAATGGTCAACAGCTATTGCAGATGGTGGAGCAGCAGCTGGAATTTCTAATGAAGTAGGTGGAGCAGTAACTTTGACTTCAGCTAATACTACAGATAATAATGGAATAGCTTTAGTAAAAACGGCTAACACTTTTCAAGCTGTAGCAGAAACTAAAGACAGCACGGGAGCAATCACTAACCCAGGTACAGTTATTTGGTACGAAGCAAGAATTCAAAATAACGATGCTAACGCTACTGACTACGGAACTGGATTAGTTGAAACTTTCACAGGAACTTCTGGATGGAGATCTGCAAACAGAATCTCTATTGAATCAAATAACGGTGAACAGTTTTACAGATTTGTAACTAAAAATGCTGCAGGAACAAATCAAGTTCAACACACTGCATACACTATTACTGATAGTTCTTATGATACAGTTGGTTTCAGAGTTGATAGAGCTGGAAAAGTTGAGTTTTTTGTTAACAGAGAATTAGCAGCCACTGTTACATCAAACATTAATACTGACGATATGCAAATGTTTGCAGCTTCAGTATCAGCTTCTGCTTCTGGTCAAAGAGTAACTAAATTAGATTACATTTCTGCGACTCAGAACAGAAACGCTTCAGAGTTAATTGGTAAAGTATAATAAATAAGTGGCTCCTTCGGGAGCCACAAACTAAAGGAGATTCAAATGGCAGCTAAAACTGACATACAAGCAACAAGATCAAATGCAGCAGCTGGAGCAGCTGCGATTATTGCTCAACCAATAAGATTAAGAGGAATAATTATTGCATCAAGTGGTGGTGGTGCTGGAGAATTAGAATTAACTACAACATCTAATTCTGGGACAACTTTATTTTTTGCTGATGTACCAACTGGAGATGTAATTAATTTTAATTTTCCAGAAGATGGAATTTTATTTCCAAAAGGTATATTTTGTAAAACTAAAACTCACGTTGCAGCTTATACTCTTTTAACAGATAAATATTCAGGACCAAATTTAACTACAACCAATAAGTAATTAAATGGGTGGATCGAGTTTTTCATCAGATCAATCGGTTGCACACGCAACTGGTACAGCACAAATGGTTGCTAGAAATAAAAGAGCTAGACTTACATCTATTCAAGGAAAAGGTAATAGTGCAGATGGTTCTGTTATTTTTAGAAGTGGTGGTGCAACAGGCACTATTATTGCAACATACTTATTTGGTGAAGAAGGTTTAGATATGTACTTACCTGGTAATGGAATTTTATTTTTAGATGGTATTCATGCAACTATTGCTAATACCGCAGGTGTAACTATAACATTTACTTAATATGAACTTAGATTATTACGCAGATATAATTGAGTTAAAAAAAGGTGGTATGCCACCTAGAAATAAAAAAAATTTTAGATCTACTAAATCTGGAGCAGGAATGACTGAGGCAGGAGTTAGAGCCTACAGAAGAATGAATCCAGGATCTAAATTAAAAACAGCAGTAACTGGAAAAGTAAAACCTGGGTCAAAAGACGCCAAGCGGAGAAAAAGTTTTTGTGCTAGAAGTTTAGGACAAATGAAAAAGTTTCCAAAAGCTGCTAAAGATCCAAATTCAAGATTAAGACAGGCGAGACGTAGATGGAAATGTTAGATTATGTCTTACTTAAATGCTAACATACCACCAATTTATTGTAAAATAAGAAAGGAGTATCTTTATGATCTTAAAAAAAATGAAGGAAAGTATAGTGATTGCGTTATCTTCAGTATTAGCAGTATTTCAGGTAGGGCTATCTTATTTAATATCATGTTACCAAATGGTGCTTGTTATTGGCGATTGCCTATCTCAGCATTTTTCCAAAAGCAATATGATAGAGCTGAAGTGCCCGATATGCAAGTCCACGAATTGGAACTGTGGAACTGTTTTAGTTACTGGCCTAGTGTTACTTGCTTTGATTGGCTGGATGGTTTAAAAGGAAAGTATTTAGGTCTAGATAAAAAATTTTATCATGGCAAATATTTATTCACAATTGATTGGGCCCATCCAGATGTTAATATCTTGGATACTGAACATTCTGAAATACCTCAAGAACATAAGTGTGCACATATATTGGAGCTTGATAACGGTAATTATGCAGCTCAGCCTAATAATCGTATTTTGTGGCACTGTACTAGTTATACTACTGATAACGATTGGCCAGACTATACAGTACAAAGTACGTATTGGGATGCAGAAGACTCTAGCATGGTCACAGAGGATTCTGATAAGATGTTTTACCAAATGGAAAAAGTAAAAGATGAAAAAAGGACATATGAATCTTATAAGGAATTTGCAGATGATATGTCGTATGAAAATAATGGGAAAAAATGAGAGATACAAAATTATTAAATAAGTTTGCTGAAGATAATAAGAAAAAAATTAAAGAGATGGAACTTTTTAAAAACTTAAAAAAAGAAGTAAACCATGGTGCAAACGGAACTCAAAAATATGTAATAAAACAAGGCCTGAATAAAGGTAAGATTGCGTCAAAGTAATGGATTCATTTTTTTCTAAAATATTTGGTTATCTGGACAAATTTATAGAAAAGATAGATAATTTATTTATTAGGAAAAAAAATAAAAAGAAAAGAAAATGAGTAAAAAAGCATTAGATATATCAGACGAAGCACGTGTGCAGATGCCGATGAAGACCGTAGTGTCTTTGATTACGATGGTAGCAATCGGCACTTGGGCTTATTTTGGTATTATTGAAACACAAAACAAACTTTCTACACAAGTAGAGTTAATGCAAAAAGATTTAACAGAGAATACAGAGTTTAGAATAAAATGGCCACGTGGACAATTAGGTTCACTACCTGCAGATAGCGAACAATTCATGATGATCGAAGATCTGTATAAAACAACAGATAAATTAAACGCACATATAGAATCTATGGCATTGAACAAAGTTAATATAGAATTTTTAAGAAAACAAATGGATAAGGTTTTGGTTGATATTGAAAAATTAAAAGATGCAAACAGAGAGATGAAATATACAAATGGGAGTTACCCACAATGATAATGGAGTCTGTAGTAGCCCTGTTAATGTTTGTAAATGCTGAGATTAAGGAAGCTCGTTTGCAGCCAGAAGGTATGGCACAATGTTTGCGTGGTAAACGTCATGCTGAGAGACAATATTCAGAATCTGTTACATACAAATGTTGGAAAGGTAAGGCAGAACTAGAAGATAATATTGATGGATCTTTATCTATAAAGAAGTTAATATTAGATTAATGTCTCATAAAATTATTGATAATTATTTATCAAAAGAAGATTTTAAAAAATTAAAAGATATAATTACTGGTAATACTTTTCCATGGTTTTATAATAGATCAGTTGCGGATACTAATAATGAAAATGAAAAAAATACATATTTTAGTCATATGATTTTTAACATGACTGCTCAAAGTTCTTTCTTTGATATTTTTTATGAAAAATTAATTAAACTTATTAACCCAACAGGATTGAGAAGAATAAAAGTAAATTTATACCCTAAATCAGAAAAATTAATTTATCATCCAAAACATGTAGACTTTCCCTTTCCGCACAAAGGTTTTATATTATATTTAAATACATGCAATGGGTTTACAATCTTAAATGATGGAACTAAAATAGAGACTATTGAAAACAGAGGATTATTTTTTGATAGTTCATTACCACATAATAGTACCACGTGTACTGATAAAAAAAGAAGATTAAATATTAACGTAAATTATTTTTAATATGGAACTAACACGTAATTTTACTTTAGAAGAATTAACCAAATCGGATACTGCAATACGTAAGGGAATAAATAATAATCCTAATGCGGAACAAATAGAAAAATTAAAAACATTATGTGAAAAAATTTTACAGCCAGTACGTGACCACTTTGGTAGAGTTAAGGTGACCAGCGGATTCCGTAGCCCAGAATTATGTCAAGCAATTGGCAGCTCACCAAATTCACAACATGCTAAAGCAGAGGCTGCAGACTTTGAAGTAGTAGGTGTAGACAACTGCGAATTAGCTGATTGGATACATAGAGAATTAGAATGGGATCAATTAATATTAGAATTCTATACACCAGGTGAACCTAATTCAGGTTGGATTCACTGTAGTTATACTGAAGGTATGCCTAGAAAATCTTTCTTACATGCATTTCGAAAAGATGGTAAAACAAAGTATAAACCAATATTAGGAAAAGCAAAAGAAATTTTTATTTAAATATTTATGATTCCAATAATCATAGAGGATAACTTTTTCAAAGATCCAGAAAAAGTTTTAAAATTATGTGATGAATGTAGTTTTGAAAAATCATCAGATGGTAGATGGCCAGGTACTAGATCAAAACTTTTACACGAAACAAATTTAGATTTTTTTAAAATCTTTCATAGCAAAATTTTTGCTTTATTATATCCTTATCATTATCAAAATATTGATTATGCTGCATTATCATCTTTTCAAAAAGTAGATGGTAATACTTATAAGAATGAAGGATGGGTGCATACAGATCCAGGAGAAATAACAGCAATAGTCTATCTAAGTAAACATGAAGATTGTGGTACATCTTTTTGGGAAAGCAAATCATTTGAAGCTCCAATCCATAATGATAAAAAAGAAAATATTTATCTAAACAAATTACCAAAACAAGAAGAGCTTAAATATTTAAATGAAAATAATAATCAATTTACTAAAATTCTTGATGTTAAGTCAAAATTTAATAGAGCTCTTATATTTGATGCAAAAAAATTACATTCTGCAAGTAAGTTCACTGATACTAGTGATGAATCAGAAAGAACCACTCTAATTTCTTTTATTAATGGAATTAAAGTAAAGAATGATGTTTTTAAGAGTGGTGTATTAGAAAATAAAAGAGTAGATTAAATTTATGAAACTAGATTTATTTTCTATTCCTATATTTATAGATAATATAGATTGTAATAAAATATCTTTACAGAACGAAAAATTTGAAAAAACTTGGGAATCAGAAACTTTAAGCTCCCATAATTTTATAAATAATTTAGATGATAAATCTGCTAATTATTTGTTAAAAACTATTTCTAATTTATTTAGGGGAAATATTAATAAACCTTATAAATTAATTTTAAAAAGTATCTGGGAGAACAAGTATATAAAAGAAGATTTTCAAGAAAAACACATACACCCAGGTTCTCAATTTTCTTTTGTCATATATAAAAAAATAGATGAATCAAAAACTATTTTTTATAACCCTGCACATAATTCTATAATATCTTTTTTTAATGATGATTTATTGCAAAATTCTAATTTTTTTAAAACTGTATTTAGACCAAAATGTAGACAAAATCAGATAGTAGTATTTCCAAGTTTTTTAGATCACATGGTTCAAAAAATAGAAGATAGTGTTACAATATCTGGTAATATAATTTTAGAAATTAATAAGGAAGAATAATATGGCAATATCTAGATCACAAATTCCTAGTTTGTTAGAACCTGGTTTAGGTAGAAATTGGGGCAAAAAAACGAGAAAAGAATTCAAAGTAAAAGCTCCTAAAATAAAAGGACTAAGTTCATACTACGATGACTTATATAAAAAATCCAATAGTAAAAAGGTTAAGGTCTAGAAACTATCGACCTAAAGTGGTACAATCTAAAAAGTTGTACAACAGAAAAAGGCTTAAACACTATGACAAAACTATGTGCTAGAGGCAAAGCGGCCGCTAAAAGAAAATTTCGAGTATATCCTTCAGCATATGCTAATGCGTATGCTAGTAAAATTTGTGCAGGAAAAATTAAAGATCCAAGTGGTCTTAAAAGAAAAGATTTCAAAGGACCTAAACCAGCAGGAAAAAAAATTGGTGGTGAGGCAAAAGTTAAAATTAACGAAGTAATAGGTGGTCTAAAAAAAGCATCTAAAACTCATGCAGGTCAAGCTAAGGCTTTACAATCAGTTGTAAAAGCTTCTGATGGACAGTTTGCACAAAAATTAGAACCTTATATTGGTAGTTATATAAAAGGTAATTTAGCTGGTCATGAAGTATCAAATAAAAATTATAAAAATTATTATAAAGGTATGATTGATGACTAAAAACAAAAAAACAAAATCTATGGATCCAAGAGAAGGTTTAGAATTTAAAAAAGGAAAACCGAAAAAAGGCACTTCAGACCATTTAGGAAACCCAGTTGTTGTCCGTAGTGCAGATAAGGGTAGAATGTTTACTGCTGCACAAGTGAGAGCTTTAGATGAAGCAAAAGAAGAAAAAAATTATAAGAAAAAAGATAGAATTAAATCTAGTGGAGATAAAGATAGAATTAAATTAATGAGTTCTAATCTTAGAAGATATTCAAACGGGGGAGAGGCTCGAGGAGGAGGAGCTGCAATAAGAGGTTTAGGGTTCAAAGGAGTATTCTAATGAGTCTTAAAAAATGGTTTTCACAAAAATGGGTAGATATTGGGAGCAAACGAAAAGATGGTTCTTACGCACCGTGTGGTCGTTCAAAATTAGCAGCAGATCAAAAGAGGAAGTATCCAAAATGCGTCCCTGCTGCCAAAGCGGCAAGGATGACAGAATCCCAGAGGAAGAGTGCCGTTGCAAGGAAAAGAGCTAAACCACAAGGAGTCGGTGGTAAACCTACAAATGTCAGTACCTTTACCAAGAAGTATTATGGTGGTATGATAGAAATTTAAGGAGAATTATTATGTTAAAACCAGTAGATAAAAAAGAAAATCCAGGACTTGCAAAGCTTCCAGAAAAAGTAAGAAATAGAATGGGTTATGCAAAAAAAGGTAAAATGGCAAAAGCTAAAAAAGGTAAAATGATGTATGCTAATGTCGGAATGGCTGCTAAAAAAGTTAGAGAAAAAGATATGATGAAAGCATCTATGGGTATGGAAGCTAAATCAACTAGAGGTTTTGGTGCAGCAAGAACATCAGGCATGGGCCTACA